TTGATTCTAAACGAAACTCAAAATTAATTTCATCAAACCAGCGCCATTCGCCTGTTTTCAGTGACTTTATAGCAGGGAATGCGGGCTTGGGATTCATATCTATGACCCCTGGAGGAAGCCCTAAGACTTCCCACTGGTCGCCATGCTCTCGTATACGGTTCTTACCGTGGTTGGTAAGGCCCTTGAGAGTGATGATCATGATGCTGGTATTCTCCAGGTGAAGACCGTTTCTAGAAACCTTGCAGCGGCTTCAAACGTGTCAAATTTCTCACCACAATTTATGACGGCACCATCAGTAGCAAACACGAAGAATCCATCAATCCCGTCACCACCTACGATAGCTGGCGGTTTGCCGGGAGACACACAATTCGTTGCTTTCCAAACACCAAAATCAAACTCGTCTTTCCATTCACTAATCAACATATCAATCTCTCTCTGTTTTCTCATCATATATAGATGGTAGCATATGGCTCTGCCAAAGTCAAGGGAAATCGACACGGCTAAGTGCTTGATATATAACGATATCTGAAATTAATTTGGAAGGCGGAAACATGTGATCTCATCACAGTGATAGGCAACCCTACTCATATACCAATCGAAAAAGAGTTTATAATCACTCTCAAGACCCTCAACTGTCGTTGTTTGAACGTGTCGGTACGCAGATTCTAAATCGTCAATAGTACCATTATGCACATAATTCTGATATTCGCTACGGCCAAAGCTTACGATAGGTTTAACATGTAGCATTGCTTCCATACCCACTCCAGAATTGATTAGGTATACGGCTGATGATGCATCTATCAATTTGTGTATGGATATGTCTGTTACATATTTAATATGAGACTGAGAGGTTGGATATTTATTGATGATCTTAACTAGGGGTTCCATACTCTGAATGTTTGCTGGATGTCCCTTGAATACAATTGGTACAAGGGACCTAGATGACCAGCGACAGAGGCTCTCTACGAATTCTGGTACTGTTATATTCGAGTGGTATTTAATAGTCTCATCATGTGGTAGCTGAAGAGGAACGAATATGAATTTCCCAAAGTCCATTTTAACATCATTATCAGGTTGAGCAAATTTGCTTTGATTAGTATGAATTCTCTCTTTATATTTTTCAAAAATACTATCATCGATGCCGCCTGCACCTGGTTGAAGATATTGTTGAATCTGGGCAAAGTCAGCACCTCCACCCCAACCCCTTCTGTCTACCGTAAACAGTTCAGGAAACACACTCTGCATATAATACACACACGATTTACCACCTCTAAAGCGATCCTCTTCTGTGTGTGGTACATACACAATATCTGCCTGGTAGCGTTTCACTAATCCATTTGAGAATTGCCAGCGAGGGGCTTCTACTACAAAAACTGTATCCCCCTTCTCTTGATACGCCTTTGTAAGAGAATTAACAAATTTCTCCCAATATGTCCGAAGGTCTGGTAGATTAGGATTTGATGCTGATGCTGAGAACTTTTTAAAGGGTAGATCAAGCCGCGGCTTCAGTATAAGAACTTTCATGACCAACACCTCGTAGTAGCAGAATCATATCTATCAAATTCATTTTTAGCTTTAATATAAGTAATATTATTATGCTTGCGATCACCCTTACCTGTCCAGATCGCAGTACCTTGTCTGAAATCCCAGTCCATGAAGTCATTATCATATTCTGTCACTTGATCTTTTGGTATAAAATCTACAATTTCAGCCAATGCTATCTGATCAAGGAACCAATTGAATGGGCCCATTCCAATTCTATTTCCTATTTGTGATGCAACTGCATGGGCGCGCTCTTCGATATAGAATATACCAGCAGCAACTCTAGTTCCTTTCTGTTCCCACCCTTGTGTTCCTTCTAATGATTCTCTAGGGAAATAACCAATAGAAGTAGTGGGGAAATCGAATGGTCGCATCAAGAGACAGTCAATATCTAATGCCATAACTTTAGTTGCTCTTAATACAATATTTTGCAGATAAAGAAATCGTAAACAAGCGTAGTATGTGCGCTCTGCTTCTGGTGTGACTGGGCCCTGATGATCACCGGCATGTGTCAAATCTATATCATTCGCTGTATATGTCACTTTAACATCTGTATCAGCATTCAGTATAATAGATTTTGTCCAAACCTCTTCTGTAGGATTACATATATGAATATGTACATCCTTACCAATATCGTTTGCTGAATAGATAAAGGGTGCTGCATGTTCCATAAAGTATTTTGAATCACACGCTGCATATACTACTGGTGACGTAGGATATTCTCCATATATACCTTCGTTCATTTCACGCTATCCTCTGTTTCTTCATGTCCCCATGGCCCAAAAGTTTCACATGTTGTTATACTAAATCTCAGTAAAGGACCAATCTTCAAATCTTCCGGCATTACTGCATCATTCTCTTCTAACCATAAGTCCATCAGATCATACGCTTGTTTCTCCAACATAGCTGCACATTGAACTTTTTTATTATAACCTGCATTGTATTGTAAATGATGAACTAATTCATGGAGCAATATTGCTTTATGGCCCATATTATTCTTATTAAAATATGAAGGTAGATAAATCTCTTTGGTAGTATGGTTATATAATGCTAATATCTCTCTCGCCCACGAATCTTTTGGATCACATATAGAATCATATAAAGCTTTATCTTTCTTTTTAAGATTATCACAATCATTTAAAAAATAGACAAATTCTTTTGTTGTTTTTGTTGATATGATAGGAGGCTCAGGTACCTGAAACCCTGTCTGTCCTCCTATCCATACCATTAATGCAAAGACAAGTTCTTTCATAGGTTATTTCCCTATAATATTGTAAATGAATTTATCATCGCCCATCTTTCTTTCTCTAGGGATATATCCGTGGTCTCTAGCCTCTTCGCATGTATCCCAAAATAATTTAGCTAAATCATATCGAGGATGATCTAGCTGTTCTCCTATATACCATTCTGGGCGCCATGGTTGTGTAGCCATATTAGTATAGTGAAGCTGCCATATATCATCAATGTTAAGATCATCTCCATCATGACAATTCCATCTTGGGTCTAAATCACCAACAACCTTCCGATCAATAAATAATTGCATATACTGCTGATGTGCATAATCTACATGTTTCCATTCAATCGGATGTGCTATCTTATCTTCAAACTTAGCATTATCAAATAGTATCACGCAAAACTCTTTGCCGCCGAATCGAACGCCATCTCTTGCTAACATCCATTTGTCGTCTGGAATATCTACAGTCCACAAGTCTGCAATGTCTCGGAGATTAATCATATCACAATCTGTATAGATTGCTCTACCTTCGAAGTTGCAGTACTGAGGAATTCCCCACCTAAATCCAGAGAAGGGTGTAGACCAATTTTTAGAGTTCCATCCGTGCCAATAGCTATCCTTATCAGCAGTCTGCTGCATCCAAACAATATCTAATTCATGCTTGGTATTCTTTTTTAGTGAATACTCATAAGCAGACTCAATCATATTATCTTCGCCGTTAGACGATGTGCCAATAAAGAGTTTGATAGGCTCACTCATTGCGTCACAACTACGGTAGCAGCCTGATGCCAATTCCTACAAATGGGTATAACTTTCCGATCATATTGTTCAAGCCATTCATTCATTGCTTTCCACTCATGTGCTTTCCAGTTAGTGTAATACACTCGCTGAATATTTTTGGAACTAGCTTCACTGAACACATACCGCCAGCAAGACAATTCATCAAATCGAATGACTGTGCCGGGCTTAATAAAATCGTTTATTGTATTTAATACATAACTTGTGGATGAATAGATATCAGCGTCCATATTAACGAAGCTTATATATGGCTTATTTGGTAGCTGATGTAGCAATTGTTCATCGACCCAAAGCTGAAGTGTATCATCAAACCAACCCTTAACAAGAGTTACGTTGTCTTCTACTTCAGGTGGTTTACCATCGCGATCAAATGCATTTGCTGGCACAATTTTCTCACCTGCATCAAAATCTTCTGGAAGACCTTCGAAGCTATCAAAGCCAGTAAACTTTAAGTCAGGCCGTAGATTGGCCATATGATTGATTGTTTCTCCAGAGAATACACCAAATTCTAGATTAAGACCATGCCGAGAGATTTGCGGTATGAGCCAATCTAGTTCGCGCAGCCGAACTTCATTAGTGCTTTTATCTGATCTTTGAAAAGGAAACTTCTTGATAGCATCAAAGTCTGAAATCTTCATTTAATAATCTGCCCTTCACTATGTGGTCTGCCTTGCGGTACCACTTACCATTTATATTGTCATTATAATATTTATCGTTTTCTAAAACGTTTTGTAGAAATTGTTGTTTTACCTCTTCATAGTTTACATCACCTTTGGTCGTATGTAAAGATAAAATTATTCTTTTATAATTTTCTTTACCATGCTCTTTGACCTCATCTTGCAGAGTCTTGTTAGACCCGTAATAAACTTTCCAATCGCTTTCCGCCTTTGAGCGGCGCGTTGCGCCCTTCTTCCTACGGCGGCTGAAAAAGTACTTTCGTCCGATATAGACTCGAAGAGTAATTTGTGATATGATGACATACACGAATCCTTCATATTTTTTTATGTCTTCAGTGTTAAATGGCTTTCCGTTGAATGACCAAGGATTTTCATAATCAATGGTCATCATCAAAATCTAATGCGTTTTCATCATATTCATCATCACTATATTCCTCTTCTTCATCGTCAAATTCAGTTACATCAATTTCATGTCCACAAAATGGACAGAATGCTGGTATATCTTCTGTTTTATACGCAGTTATTGTATATTCTTCTGCGCAATTATCACAAATCAATTCGTATGCTATATCATCACTATGAACCACACATAATCTCCTTTACACTTTGTCAGAATCTACTAAGGCATAATAGCCATCTAAATCCATTTCACGTTGGAGTTTATGGTCTTCTACCAAAACATCTATTACTTTACCGTTAACAGGCTTTGAATGAAATTCTATAAGTTTATCAACCTCAACTCTATCTATATTATATATAACTTTCTTGTCAGCGTTTTCATAGTATATAGTAACATCTACATGCGACATATTTTTAACCTTGATAGTTTCTTTTCTTAGTCGATCTTCACGCAATTTCCTTACGAGGAACATATCCCAAGATTCACCAGCAACATCTTTAGTTCCGATTATTGGCCCTCTATCATATATCATATCTCACACACACCCGCTACACAAGCCAGAAGTTGTGCGCCTTCTGTTTGATCAGTAGATTCATATTCTGATAGTTTTGACCAATCAGCATTCTTAGGCATTTTATCCACTAGATCATTATATTCCTCTTCATTACAATCTTGATATGGTGCTTGTTTATATATGTGATCACTGAATGGTAAAAATGATACACCACTCATATAATCAAAGTTCTCATATACCCATGCGCCAACAGAGAACCATTCGTCTTCTTTGACTGAAATAGTAACAGAAGGCTTATGCTCACACCAATGCTTCTGATACGTAAGCCACAATTCCAGTTGCTCTAATGCTGTCATATCATTACGATATACAGAACCTTCTCCTGTCTTCATAGGAAAAGAAAACACTATTGTATGATCAGGCCGCATAACATCATCTTCAACAGGGAAACCCAAGTCGACCATAAGCTGAGAAAGAGGATCTTTCTTATCAGATCGTACAGTCCTGATATAGTGGGGATTATGTCGAGCATGAATACCCGATGCAGCATCAACGAGCTGGCTGACCGTTCCAGACGGTTTAACGCACGTTACAGCAGTCGATTGTGGGATACCCATCTTCTTAGACCATTCTGCATTAGTTGCTATCGTTATGTCGCGCAACTCTTCTAATACACTAGCCAAAGGGAATGCTTTAGATGAACTCTTACCATTAGTGATGTTACTGTCCATAATACCAGTAAGAGAAACTCCAAGCAGTCGTTCTTCTTCTGTATTCTTACGCCAAGAATTGGTGAGATATTTAAAGTTAATGAGTGTTGATTGTAGAGTACCAAGAATAGCAGCAAGCCTTGCTTTAGTTCGAAGACTCTCAACGGTATCTGTAGACCTAACTACAATCTCTGATAGATTACAGAATTGCTTATTCCTTAGGATGATTTCTGAACATGGATTGGTACCAAAGTCCCAGTCGGGGTCTCTTCGACCGTTACGACCAGCTTGTTTTGTGGCAGATTCACGGCTAAAGATTCCCCGCTCGCCAGACTTCGAGTCGTAGAGGGCTTTCCATTCGTCCATGAAGATGCCGACCTGCGGCTTTTCTGTATAGCAAGCTGAATTATTTGCAAGTGCGCGTTGGCCATTGTCTTCCCACCATTGTCCTGATTTAGCGACACGCATACGGTCATCGCTAAGATTTGAAAGAGAAATAAGTGCTGATCTCCGTACACCGCCGACTACTACAACTTCAGCAATCTTGCATACAACATCGTGACACTCAAGCGAAGATAGTTTGCGTCCTTTTGCATCTTGAAATACTTTACAGCAAAAGAGAAACAATGCGTTAAGGGGTTCTGGGCCTGAAGCGCGCCCACCAAAAGTTTTAAGTGGTGAGCCTGCAGGACGTACTTTAGATAGATCCCATTGAGGAACTTGACCGTTATACAACAGGCTAATAAGTTCTTTAAGAGATTTTGCCCAACCAAGCTTACTGTCAGGAACTACAATAGTTGTTTCTGTCGGGTGAAATTCTTCTTCTATAGTGGGCATCTGCGACACATACTGCCGCTCAACACTGAAGCCAACACCAGTGCCATTCATAAGGATATATAGAATCTCATCAAATGATCGTGGTGTGTCAATAGCAACATAAGAACAATTATACCCAGCAATGTTCTCACGTTTCAGAGCATCTCCTGCGCTCATCATACATCGCATCGAAGGCATCACCTGAAGACTTAGAACACCTTCTTCTAACTCTTCGCGTTCGGCTTTTTTAATATTATAACCCGTAGTTTCTTTTACGTGATCTTGAAAGAAATCAAAATATCTACCAACTGTTTCTGGCCAAGTTTCTCTGCGCTTCTCTTCTGGCAACCACCTGCTATATCGACTTAGGTGAATATACTCTTGGTACTGTGTCGGTAGATAATTATTTTCCATATGACCTACAGCTCCTAAATTTTGTTTATTGAAAAAGATATGCTATATCTAACAACATCATCTGTGACTGGTGTAACATAATGTTCTACCCAAGATGGAAAAAGAACTAACAAGCTCTCTGTTGGTTTAATATACATGTTTGCCCCATAATATGGATATGCTTGTGGTTCAGTTGAATCAATCGATCTCACTTGTTTCTTAATGTTCTTAGCTGGATCAGATAAGACTAGTGCTCCACTTTCCTGTACAGTGATAGACACAGCCTTCATCACATAATCTAGATTTGTTACTGTGTCTCCTTTAGGATAGTATACACCTGACCAGAATTCATCTCCTGTGCCATGCATGTGTGGTTGCGACCAACCGCCAGGTTTAAATATAACGTTAGCCCATAGATTGTTTAGGCAAACATTATTTTGTAAATATTCAGTACTGAAGCCAGAATTCTCCATAGCAGGAAATGCGGCCGCAGTAATTATTTCTTGTAGATTTTTAAAACTCTCATATTTAGTCTCTAGTCCATAATCAGATAACCAAGAAGCATCATTACCATTAAATGTGCCCATACCAGTTTCTGTTTTGCTTCGTTCATTATCGATATCAGATATCAATGAAGCATTCAATTCGTGCGTTTCATCACCAAAGATTACTAGACCAATAGGCGTAGAGAACGCAGGTATTACCCGCATTTCTGTAGGCATTATATATCTTTCATTAACGGGAATATTTCAGAAATAACTTTAGCACATTCTATAGCAATATCTTGATGTTCTTTTTGAGTGCCATTGGCAGATCGTAAGTCTATATAGTGAACCCAGGATCTTAGTGTTCCATTCATATACATGCGACTCATTGTCAGTCCTTCGGGTAATACAGCCCGCGCCTGCTCTTTAGCAATACCGTTTTCTATGGCCCAATTATACACTTTCTGTGCGCGTTCAAGTACTGTTAATTGTTTATGCTCCCATGTATGCTGCAATTTAATATCATCAGTTTCTATGCTATTCTGTCTGTTTTTAGGATCTTGTAG